CCCGGCTGCAGGTGGCGTGCAGAACCTGACCATCAACGGTGCGCTGGCTTCTGGCGGCGTTGCGACGTTTGTTGCGGCGCGGCTTATCACGATCACGTCTGCTGGTGCGGACAGTGGTCGGACGTTCACGGTGACGGGAACTGACGTCAACGGGAACGTGCAGACCGAGTCGATCACGGGTCCTGCGACGACCACGGTCACAGGCACGAAGTACTTCCGCACGGTGACGCAGGTCAGTGTGGACGCCAACACGGCGGGCGCGATCACGGTTGGCATGGCGAACAACTCGCTGGACGTGGTCTACGCTGGGCGGGCACGGGTCCGTGGGGTGTACCTGATCCACACGTCGACCGCAGGTACACTTCCGTTCCGCAATGGCGGGGCGACTGGGACGGCAATGTTGACTGTCCCGACTCCTGCTTCGGCGAACAGCACGCGCGATGTGGTGATCCCTGACGAGGGGATCATGTTCGAGAATGGTGCCTACATCACCTACACGGCGGGCACGACGGTGTTTTCGAGCTTCACCGCGCTGTACAACTAGGGTGAGCCATGTCGGTCTACGATATCAGATCGATTTCGCAGGTCGGCACGGTAGAACCGTTTGAACTGCAGGTGTCCCGGGGCCAGATCCCGGGACACCGTTCTGTTTCTGTATTTGGCTACAACCCTGACGTTGACACGACTAGGGTAACAGTGTGGCCATACACGGGCATTCTTCCGCTTATACCTGTCGCTGCGCAACTAAAGGTCAGTTCGTCTAACGCGAACGACACTGCGGCAGGGACTGGCGCAAGAACGGTCTTTGTTGCTGGTTTGGACGCGAACTACCGTGAGATATCCGAGATCGTTACCCTAAACGGGCAGACGGAAGTTCTTACGGCGAAGTCCTATTTGCACATAAACGAGGCGTATGTGGCGACTGCTGGCTCCACTTTGTCGGCGGCTGGGGACATTTACTTCGGTGCTGGTCTGGTTACTGCGGGCGTTCCTGAGACTGTCTATGACCTGATCAAGTTTGACTACAACCGTCGTATCACCGGTAGCTACACTATCCCTGCCGGGTTTACTGGTTATTTGTCGCAGGGATTGTTTTCTGCGGGACAACCCGGGGGTAGCGCGCAGGTTGTTGGCCGCCTACTGACCATCGGAACCGACAACATCCGGCGTGCTGCGGCTATCACTACCGTGAACAACGGCGTGGCGGACTATGTGTTCGAGTATCCTGTCGCCATTCCTGAGAAGACAACGATTGAGGCCACTGCGCAGGGCAGCTCAAACAACAACGAAGCTTCCAGCTTCTTTGTGCTTGTCTTGGTTAAGAATGGGGGGCCCCTCTGATGTCAAAGACACCGGCTTGGCAACGCAAGGAGGGCAAGGATCCTGAGGGCGGCCTGAACGAAAAGGGTCGCCGCTCGGCCAAGGCCCAAGGTATGAACCTCAAGCGCCCGCAGCCCGAGGGCGGCCCGAGGAAACGCAGCTTTTGCGCCCGGATGGAGGGGATGAAGAAGAAGCTGACGAGCGAGAAGACTAGGAACGATCCGGACAGCCGGATCAACAAGTCACTGCGGAAGTGGAAGTGCTGACATGGACCGCCGCAAGATCACCATCGGCATGTTGGAGACGGTCATCGGTCTGATGGCCGCAGGATCTGTGAGTCTGTTGGCGTGGACGGCGCTGACGCTCTACAACCTCAACGCGCAGGTTCAGGTGATGTCGGTACATGTGACCGAGAGCCGAGATATGATCAAGCCGCTCTGGGAGGATTACATCCGACGGACGGCGAAGCTGGACACGATCTTTTCGGAAACGGTGGTGCGGAAGTGATGAACCGTGGTAGTATGGCCAAGCAAGTAATGGAGGCTCCTATGGCTGGCTGTGGATCGAAGGGCATGCGCAAAGGCGGCATGGTCAAGAAGAAAATGATGGGCGGCGGGATGGTCAAGGGCTACGCCAAGGGCGGTAAGGTCGATCAGTCCATGTGCAGCCCGCGCAAGCAGATGGCGATGGGTAAGAAGGCCTGATGCCGAAGGACGCCTGCTACCAAAAGGTGAAGGCCCGGTACAAGGTCTTCCCCTCCGCTTACGCAAGCGGAGCGATTGCCAAGTGCCGCAAGGTTGGTGCCAAGAACTGGGGGACCAAGTCTTCTGCGAAGAAGAAAGGTTCAAAGTGATGGTGCGGAAGACCGAAAAGGGCGCTGCGCTGAAGCGATGGTTTCAGGAGGACTGGAAGGATGTCCGCACGGGCAAACCTTGCGGGCGTCAGGAAGGCGAGAAGCGCGGCGTGCCTTACTGCAGGCCGAGCAAGCGGGTCAGCGAGAAGACTCCGAAGACGTCTGGTGAGATGTCGTCTTCGGAAAAGCGCAGCAAGATCCGAGAGAAGGCGGCGCTGGGTCAACCTGCGGGGGCGCCACGCAGGGTATCGGTGGCAAAGAGAGGATCCTCGAAATGAAGAAAATGGGAGATGGCAGCAAGTCTGGGATGGGTCGTCCGAAGCCGATTGTAGACCCCAGACGACCGATGCCTGTGGCGCCTGTGAAGCCTGTGGCGCGTCCGACGCCCATGGTTGACCCCAAGCGTCCGCGTCCTGTCCGATAAGGGGCTGACATGACAACGTCAGGCAGTAGAGACTTCAACCTTGATGTCGGTGAGATCATCGAGGAGGCGTATGAGCGGTGCGGGCTAGAGGTCCGTACCGGCTACGACGCGCGCACGGCAAGACGGTCTCTGAACCTGATGTTCGCGGACTGGGCCAATCGCGGCCTGAACCTGTGGACGGTGACGCAGGCATCTCAGACGGTGACGCAAGGCGTTTCGACCTACACGCTGGCGGCGGATGTCGTGGACATCCTCGAGATGGTCCTGCGTAGGGATGGTACGGATTACCAGATGGATCGGATCAGTCGCGGGGAGTATTTAGACTTCCCGAACAAGACGGATCAGGGCATGCCGAGCCAGTTCTACTTCAACAGGCAGATCCAGCCGGTCATCACGCTGTGGCAAACGCCGCAGAACTCGACGGATCAACTGGTCTACTACTATGTGCGTCGGTTGCAGGACGCGGACACGATGGTCAATACGACCGATATGCCGTTCCGCTTCTACCCGTGCATGGTCGCTGGCCTAGCCTACTACATCGCGATGAAGCGGGCGCCTGACCGCATGCAGATTCTGAAAGCGGTCTATGAGGAAGAGTTCATGCGTGCGGCGGACGAGGACCGAGATCGGGTGTCCTTGTTCTTGCAACCGGACAGCAGGTACATCTGATGGCGTTTGCGAGCGGCAAGTGGGCGTGGGGTGTATCGGACAGGTCCGGGTTCCGATATCGCTTGCGCGAGATGAAGCGCGAGTGGACTGGGGCGCTGGTTGGGCCTGACGAGTTCGACCCCAAGCATCCGCAACTCTTTCCTCCGAAAGTGGGTCCTGACCCACAGGCCCTGCAGAACCCGAGACCTGAGCAGGATCTTGTGGAGCAGCGCAACGTCCAATGGAGTTGGAACCCGGTTGGTGGCCCGCCTGACAACGGCGTAAACCCGCCCAATCGGATGGTGGCACAGGGACAGGTTGGCTTTGTTACGGTGAGGACGACATGAGCTTTACCTACGCGCAGCTGAAGCAAGCCATCCAGGACTACACGCAGAACACGGAAACGACGTTCGTGAACAACCTTCCGTTGTTCATCCGCATCGCGGAAGAGCGGATACTGAAGAGCGTGCAGCTTGACCTGTTCCGCAAGAACGTCACGGCGAATGCTACCGCATCGAACAAGTACCTGGCCTGCCCGAACGACTTCTTGGCTCCGTTCTCGCTGAGTTACGAGGTCTCTGGTTCGAAGACATTCATCGACTTCAAGGATGTCTCGTTCCTGCAGACGTACACTCCCGATGCGACGACGACGGGTGTGCCGCGGTACTACGCCCAGTTTGATGTGGACAACTTCATTTTGTCGCCGACACCAGCGACGAACTATGTAATGGAGTTGCATTACCTGTATCGTCCCGCCAGCCTGACGGCAGGACCTGAAAGCGGAACGACCTGGTTGAGCGAGAATGCCGAACTGACCATGCTCTACGGGGCGCTGGTCGAGGCTTACATCTTCATGAAGGGCGAGCAGGACGTCATGGCCCTGTACAACCAACGGTTCCAAGAGTCTCTGGTCGGTATCAAGATGCTCGGCGAGGCCAAGGAAACGACGGACGAGTACAGAGTTGGCAAGGTTGTAAGGGCGAAACAGTAATGCTTGGGGCATCGATGGAGTTGCCGCGCTATGCGCAACTCGTGACGGTCAACACGACCTCGAACCGCGGGTTCACGCCCGAGGAGTTGGCGGCAAAGTGCGCGGACAAGATCGTGTCTGTTGCGGACACCGCTCCTGAGCCTATCCGCGAGCAGGCGCACGCCTTCAAGGGCCGTGTGGAGCAGGTGGTTTTGCAGTATCTGAAGCAGGCGGTTCACAGTGACCGGACTACTGTGTATAATGCGCTGAATGACGCGGGCCATCCGGGGCTTGCTGATCTGGTAAGGAGGCTCTGACGTGGCGTTCACCGGCAACTTCATGTGTACGTCGTTCAAGCAGCAACTGCTTGAGGCGGTGCACGACTTCCGCCTTACCGGCGGAGACACCTTCAAACTCGCGCTGTACGACAACAGCGCGTCGTTCACGGCTGCGACCACGGCCTACACGGCGACCAACGAGGTCAGCGCCTCTGGTTCGTATTCGGCTGGTGGTGGAACACTGACTCGCGTTGATCCTACGACGAGCGGCACGACGGCGTTCACGGACTTCGCGGATTTGACGTTCACGTCTGCGACGATCACGGCCTACGGCGCGCTGATCTACAACAGCACTCCGACGCACACCTACACCAATCCCTCGGTGGTCGTGCTGGACTTCGGCGGTGCCAAGACCTCGACGGCGGGTGACTTTGAGATCGTGATGCCTGCGGCGGCAGCTTCGACGGCCATCGTGCGAATAGCCTAAGATGAAGGCCTGCGTATCTTGCGGGGTAGAAAAGTCTTTGGGAGAGTTCTACAAGAGGAAGGACTCTCCCGACGGCTATCGCAACGACTGCAAAGAGTGCAGGAAAGCCGTTTCGCTTCGCGGATACCATAGAGACATTCCTCGGAAAAGCGCTCAGAAAAAAGAGGCTTACCGAAAGAAAGTTTTATCTACTCCCAACTACCACTCCGTCGTCTACTGGAGCAGTGTTGATCGACGCAGAGAGTACGCGCGCGCGTACTACAAAAAACATCGAGAAAAATTGATAGAAAAAGCGCTTTCTTATGCGGCAGCAAACAAAGACAAGGCCAACGCAAACAAGAAAAAGTACAAACTTGCTAAGCAAAATGCTTGCCCACCTTGGGTGCTGGCTTCCCCAGATCTATGTGCGCAAATCGCTCATTTTTATAGCGAGGCTCGGCGTTTAACGGAGCAAACAGGTGTCGTTCATCACGTAGACCACATTCTTCCTATACGGGGGAAACATTTTTGCGGACTTCATGTCCCGTGGAATCTTCAGGTGCTGACTGCCTCGGAAAATTGTAGTAAACAGAACAAGGTTCTGGGAGAACTGCCATGACAGACATCACCGTCCCCTTTACCGGCTGGGGCCGCGCGGGGTTCGGTGAACTAGCGTGGGGCGAGGGCAGTGTACCCGTAGGCTTTGCCACTGGCGAAGTCGGCACGGTTACGGTCAACGTCGGCACGGGCGTATCGGTCAACGTCACGGGCGTCGAGGCGACGGGTGAGGTTGGCACGGTCCTCGTTGTTGAGGACATCGTTGTCAATGTCACAGGTGTCGAAGGCACAGGTGAGGTTGGCACTGTTACGGTCAACCTTGGAACGGGTGTCTCGGTCAATGTCACAGGTGTGGCGGCGACTGGAGAGGTTGGTGATGTCGCCATTACGGGTGACGCAAGTGTCACTCTCACAGGCGTTGAGGGCACGGGTCAGGTCGGCACAGCAACCGCCCGCACGGTCACTCGCGTCAACGTCACGGGCGTGGCCGGAACTGGAGAGGTTGGCAGCGTAACGGCTGCGGCGGGGGCCCGCGTTTTCGTCACCGGCGTCAGCGCCGCGGGCCAAGTAGGGCAGGTCTTGGTGTGGGGAAGGATTGTTCCAGCGCCCGGAACAAGTTATACTCCCATCACCCCGAGCCCCGGGACAAGTTACACGGAGATCACTCCAGCATCCGGTACGATCTGGACCGAGATTGCGGCGTAAGGAATCGAGATGGCGAGCACATACACGTCGAACGGTGGTATCGAGCTTATCGCGACCGGCGAGCAGTCCGGTACTTGGGGCACGACCACCAACACGAACCTGTCGATCATCGACCGTCTGACCAACGGCGTCGGTGCGATCACGCTCACGGGCACGACGCACACGCTAACCACGACAGATGGCACGCTGTCGGATGGCCAGTATCGAGTGCTGGTGTTCGGCGGCACGCCGAGCGGGACGAACACGGTCACGATCTCGCCCAACGACGGGCAGCACCTTTACTTCGTAAAGAACAACTCTGGCCAGAGCGTGGTTCTGTCGCAGGGCTCTGGATCCACGGTCACGGTTGCGAACGGCAAGAGCGCCATTGTCTATGCGGACGGCGGCGGGGCAGGTGCCAACGTCGTTGACCTGACGAACACGTTCAACTTCCAGCCGCTGACGGCCACGCTGACGGCGATTGGCGCGCTTGCTGTCACCGACGGCAACATCATCGTCGGCGATGGATCGACATGGGTCGCGGAGAGCGGCGCGACGGCGCGGACTTCGCTGGGCCTCGGCACGGGCGACAGCCCGACATTCACGGGTGTCACCGCTGGCCAGATCGACATCACGGCGACTGGCGACCTTCGTCTGCAAGACACGACCGGCGGTCAGTACGTCGCGCTTCAGGCTCCGGGCACTGTCTCTGCCAGCTACACGCTGACGCTGCCTGCTGCGGACGGGACGAGCGGGCAGGCTCTGGTGACAAATGGTTCTGGGACTCTCAGCTTCGGCAACGCAGGAATCGGTTTTGGTAAGGCCATCGCTGCGGCCTTTATCTTCGGGTAAGGAGAAGTCAGGTGAGTGCCCCTAACATCGTCAACGTCACCACGATCACCGGCAAGACCAACGTCGTGGATTTGACCACCACCAACGCCACGCTGGTCGTTGAAAACACGGCAGCTAGCAACAAGGTCTTCAAGATCAACTCGCTGGTGGTCTCGAATGTGGACGGCACGAACGCCGCCGACATCACGATCTCGCTCTACAGCGAAGACAACATCGGCGGCACAGCGACCCAAATCGTCAGCACGGTGAGCGTGCCTGCTGATGCCTCGCTCGTGGTCATCGACAAGAACACCTCGATCTACCTTGAGGAAGACAAGTCGATTGGCGCGACGGCAGGGTCGGCGAGTGACCTGAAGGTTGTTTGCTCGTACGAGGAGATCAGCTGACATGCCCCGTAACCCCGGCGGAACCGTCAGTGGGTTCAAGCTACTCAGCACTCCTGACGCCCCTACAATCACCGGCGTAACCACGTCCATCGGCTCTGCGTCTGTCGCCTTCACCGCCCCTGCTGACACGGGCGACGGGGCGATTTCGTCGTATGTGGTGACTGCTGTTGACGAGAGCAGCGGTGCTTCGACGGGCGGCACGGGCACGTCGTCTCCGATCACTGTGTCGCCCCCTGCTGGCGGCACGTTCAAGATCAGGATGCAGGCGCTGAACCCCTACGGGCCGGGGCGGCTGACGGAGTATGATACGGGGAATGAGATCTACGGCGGCGCGGAGTTGTGGGCGTGGGGA